TGGCATAGCCGCCGCCACGGTTCGTGATGTTGACCAGACCGTTCATCGCCACGTTGAACGACGTATCCGTCGTCGTCGCCTTCACGATCTTGTCCGTCGCCGCCATACCCGAGATCGCCGTACCCAACGTCAGGGTGGCGTTGTCGCCGCTGTTCGTGATGGCCGTGATGGCCGAACGACCCAGCACCGCATCAGACGCCGACGTGTCGAGGACGGCGATGTAGTCGCCCACCGAGAGGAGGAGGGAACCCTGTCCAGCGCCAGCCAAGCCGTACGGGGACGACACGATGATCGACGTAGTGGTCGAAGCCGTGCCGATCAGCGCCACGATGCCGTCAGGCTTGTTGTGCAGGGCCTGCTGCATGAGGAGCTTGGAGGCGTCCTTGATCTCTTCCATCGTCTTGGTAGCGATGGTCGTGAAGGCTGCGTCCTTGCTCTGCGTGCCAACGAAGGCCAGACCGTCGATCTGACGGGTGGTGTAGGCACGGACGACACCGACGTTGCCCTGTACTTCGGTCGCGGTCGTGTCAGGCGGGAAGTACCCACCCTGCGAGAAGGTGGCTCCAGACGGACGGCCCGTTACCACATCGAAGAACACGTTGTTACCACCCCACCGCATATTGCGGGGGCCACCAGCTTTGCCCTTCTGCAACTGGGCAAGGAACGGCGTGACAAGGTTCTGCACCTTCTCACGAAACTGCGAGTAGACGTTCTTGAGCAGGCCAGTTAGCTCTGCATCGGTAATAACTGTTGGGTTGGGCATTTGCCGCCTCTATGTGTTATGAAGAAAATGATGCCAACGCGGATCGCAACGCACTATCCACCGCATCGTCAACGGTCGAGATTGGCGCACCTTTGGGGGCAGTAGTCTTGCCCACAGTGCCAGTCGGCTTGGTGGCCTTTCCAAGAAGGTTCTTGGCCTTTTGCGCTTCGATCCGTGCCTTGTCCAGTTCCGACTGGAGTGCTGCCCGTTGAGTGGCAGACGAGTCGGGCTGAGACCGTTTCACGTTGACCATTTGCGCCCACACCGCCAAGTCTTCGACGATGTACTCCCGGATGGCATCATAGCGTGACGGCGGGACATACGGCTGACCATTCGGGCCAACCTCCGCGTGCGCTTGCATCACCATCGTCAAGCGGCTCTCAATGTCCTCGACCGAGATGTTTGGCAGTGCGTTCGTAATCATCTGAACGGCTGGCATAATCTCTTGGGCGTAGAACTGTTCGCCACTCCTCGTAATATCCTGCATCTGATGCTGGATACGCAAGTTTTGCGTTTCCTGCTCTGCCCTCGCCACCCGCTTCTCTGGCGAGTTCTCCGCTAGGTACGCATCCCGCACCGCTTCAAGGAAGTCGTCGTCCTGAAGCAGCCTCTCCATCTGCGCTTCCCGCTCCGCAACCGCCGCTTCCATCTGCTGCACCGCTTCAAGCGATTGGCGGTAGTCCTGCTCGATGGTCTGCGCTTTGCGGTCCCGCTCTTCGTTGTACACGCCCCACTGCGCGAGTTTCACTACTTGGTCGAGGCGGTCCTTCCGCACCTTGCCGTTGGCCTTGTACTCCACCATCAGCGAGGGGACTTCCACCTCCCCGCTTTCGTCGTACAACGCAAACTCTGTTGCCATCCCTTCTGACAGCGTGGGGACAGCCACATAGCCTTCTGGTAATACCGCGTCATTTGACGTGGTTTCTTCTTCCGTGTCTTCCGCAGGGCTTATGCTAACGTCTTCGTCTGAAGGAGCATCGTCTTGTGGGACTTCCTCAAGGTCGGTGGCAACAACCGTGTCATCCACCGTGTCAGGAAGGGCAGCGGCGGCGGCTTCAGCGATTACATCGTTGATATCAAGAACTGGTGCTGTCATCTGGTCCTATTGCTGGCGAGATAAGATGTCCGCTTGCCGTGCGGCGACCTCTTCTTCGGGGATACCCGCCAATGCTTGCTGCATCAGTGGGGCGACCCCGATAGGAGGGTTACCGGCGGCGAGGGGCAACTGGCTCGGTGGCATATTGGGTACGCTGGCGGCGGGAGGTCCGCCTTCCGGTCCAGCTCCGGGCATAGGTGGGGCAGCAGGGGCAGCACCAGGAGGGGCACCCTGCTTCTGTCCTGCTTGGTTTGCCAGCGCCGTCCACCGCTCCTGAGCGACGGCGATGATCTGCGGGTCCAAGTCGTCTTGCAGGATGATCTCCCGCTCCAAGATGTCTTGGTGGATGGCTTCGTTGTCCTGCCACCGCATCTCAGGAACTTCGATCTGCTGACGGATCGCATCAGCCACCCGCTTCCCTCGCGCCTCTTGGTCGTCGTCAGGCGAGGAAATGTTGGAGGCTAAGGCAAACATCTGGCGACGGCGGTATTCCTTGAGGTCGATCACGCCCGTCTGTAACCAGTTGTCCAGCATATACATACGGAACGCCAGCGGCATCGGCATCATGCTCGCCTTCTCCACTTTGACATCGGCCTGCCCGTCAAAGTCACTCGACGAAATGGCACGGGCCAGATCGGGGCGGTTCTTGCCCACCGTCCCCAACGCTCGCGGTACGTCATAGCCCCACGCCATCCCAGCAATCGACACCCTGGCAAAGTCCGTAAAGGCTTGGGCAATGGCTGACACGACGGGGGAGAAGACCCGTTCCAGCTGTTCACGGGTGGCGATAATGGCACGGCCAGATTCACCCGTCGCCTGTCCTCGGCTGACTTGGTTCCACCCGCTCGCGTTTTCAAACGCCCTCTGCTCCAGCGCCAACGCTTCCTTCACGTCTGCGCCGACAGAGAATCCGTTAACGGGCTGGATGCTGTCACTCATGCTGCCAGCGCCACGGACTTCGATCATGCTGGTTACGCCACCCATGAAGGTCTCGGTGGCGATAGCGTTGGGGCGGGTCAGGAAGCGACCGCCAGCATTGACGCGGATGTTTTCGATCCACTTCGACAGCAACGCATTGACCCGCATCTGGTGGTCAATCCACTGCTCCATGACAGGGCGGGGGAAGTACGACGGATCGCTCGACCCGTCCCGCACCGGCACAATCGGGATGATGTTCCACATCAGCGGCTTCGGGCCAAACACCACCTCATCGCCAACCAGCACCAGTTGCAGCCCTTCGGGAAGGACATCGGGGTGCGGGGCCATGTACAGCGTGAACCGCTCCGTCGTATCCTCGTCCCGCAACCGCTGGCCTTCACCGATGGTGGTCTGGGACAGAACCCATGCGCCCAACCCTTCAGAGCCAGCGTAGGCAGGGCCGTTCCCGTTCGTCATCCGCGTGTTGGCGGCATCCAATCCAGCCACGCCGTAGCGGTAGGCGGCTTCCTGACGCGAGATCACCTCACGGACAATGACCCAGTGTGGGGGCTGGGTAGCGGTGGCGTTAGAAGAGACACGGACCTGCTCGACCCGTAGCGTTTGGCAGCCGATATCACCCAGCGGCTTCTTCTCGCCGGGTTTGGTGCCAAGCCGTTCGTCCAACGGGCCACGGTCAGAATCCCAGAACAGGTGCCAAAAAGACACGCCATCCGTCTGCGCCCAGAAGGCAGCCTCACGGGAGAAGCGGTCCATCTGCAACTGCTCGTACAGGTACTCCAACGCCAACTGCTGCGCTTGGGCCTTCCGCTTGTCTTCAGGATCGTTGGTGGCAGGCGTGACGGAGAAGCCCGGTCGCTGATCCATGATGATCTGCAACCGCTGATCCAGCGCCTTATCCATCATGTTGTACACAACACGGGCCGCGTCACGGGGGCGGGACGGTTCCCGCCACGGACCTAGACCCTGCGCCGAAATCCACTGCTGCCCTGCACGGAAGAGGCGGTTGCGTTCGACCAAGTGCAAATGCGTTTGCACCGCCTCGCGACGGGAGTCCCACAGCCCTCGCACCCAAGACGCCCATGCGGCACGGTCTTCGATGGCCGATTCGCTGACTAACGGGCAATCATCACCGTACAACGCCCGAAGCAGCGATTGCTCCAGTTCGGTGCGGGGGATGTCCATATCGTTAGGCAGATTCGGCTGCATCTGCTCGTTCGGGGACAGCGGATTATTGGACAGACCCTCCATGAGGCGAGCCATCTCGTCGTCCAATGTCGCGCCGATAAAGGCCGGATCGTCGTCCATCATCATCGGTCCAGTCATCCGATACTCCCCACGCCGAAGGCACTCCGCACCCGATTCCAGTCCTGCAACTGCTCATACCGTTCACGGATCGCTTTCAGCGTATCCTCTTGCGCCCACGTTTCTGAGTGGGTCATCGCCAACGCCATCAAGTCGTCAGGCACGGGTACCGCTTCCCACCCCGTGCCTTTGCCAGTCGAAGGATGCTGGGACGGTGCCCACTTCTCTGCCACCTGAGACAGCCGCCACACCGCATAGACGGCCACTGCTGCCCACAAGAGATGTGGCAGCACGGGTTAGACCGTCCGTGACAGCATGACCTTAACCTGACCTGCCGCGACCGCTGTGGTGTCTGTGTCACCCACCGCGCCCGTAATGGCGATGCCCAAGCCCAGCGCAAAGCGGAAGCCGTTGTGGCCGATTGC